AGGGCAATCGCCTAAAGCTTCCGCTATAGCAGGATCATCCCTGTTGAAATAAATATTCCAAAGCCTATTGCTGAATAACTAACAAGACTCTTAATTGAAGTCACTGTAGGGGGACACTTCCGTCCATCGAAATTACGCCTAATTTCGGCCCAGCAACGCCTCCAACGCTCGTAAGGAGCCTTAAGAGGAAGCGATAGAAAACTATCGTTCTTAACTTGGTTCCAGTACTTAAGGTACGATTGGCGGCGACACACCTCGTCCACCAGCCAAGAGACCCCTGTGAGCCCAAATTCATTTCTTACGAAACGCAATTTGGCCACCATACCTTTGTTAATGAGGTAGCGTGGTACAAGCGCATCCATGTTTTGAATACGTTCACACTTGAGATTCGATAGAATCTCCTCAATGACCTCTAGGTCATTTTCATAAGGTAACCCTTTCGGATTACTTTTGTATATGCCTTGTAATAAGGTATAGAATGCAAGAAAAACCTTGTCATCACTGACAGTAGCAATGCTACAGTAGTAAGGTAAAAATTTCTCTTGAAAAACTTCATCTTCGAAATTAACCTGTGGACCGACAGCCATGTCTAGTCCGCCAAGCTCCTTAGGAAGACTTGCAAGTCCGCTGGATAGCTTTCTAGCAGCGAAGTAATTCGCATCCCATAAGAACAATTTTGCTCGCTCTTTGACCCATTTGATTGGGTGCCAAGCGAGTTGTTTGTTCAACATTCTACTATGACCAAAGAAGGGATTACTCCCAGTCATATCTACTTTCGACTTGCCAGTCAAAAGTGAACCCTTGATAGTATCAAGGAAGAAAAAGTCTCCAAATCTGGAGCCTGTAGGGTATCCTACCAGGTCAATTTGATCATCTATAGGCTTAACTGCGTAAGACTCACAGAAAGTGATTGAATCACTACTCGATGAGTTTAACTTTGAGGTTTTACCTCCAGTTGCTTGAAGCTGATCACAGAACCTTTTTACAAAGATGGGAGAAATCCCAAGTGCGATGAGATCATCGCCTACTGATTGTCCAATGGGCCATCTGCCTCCGCTGCTGTAAATCGTAGTAGCTCTTAAGTAAAGACTCAAATGAATGAATGACATTACATCACCCATGAATGAGCCGTTCCTTGCGATCACTTGTTCTTCTCCATCCCAATAACCTTTCTTTATGAGATTGGTCATGTCAACCTTACGGTCGAAAACTGTAAATAGGTCACGGAATACTTTCCATGGTCTGTATTCTTTGAACTTCTTTTCAATGAATTGGACATTCAAGTCCAATATATCATGAGGCATACGGTATGTAGCCTCTTCCAAATCTAAGCTTAGATTTTGTCCTTCCCAGATAGGGTCGGCACAGTCATCAAGATCTTGATGAGGTGAGTAATCAACGTTACTCCATTGATCTTCAATTCCTTGAAGATATGCGTCAGAAAATATTGATTGCATCATCCCAATTTGAAGTTTCTAATAAACTCTTTAACTTTGGTGTGCTCGG